CGGTCCACCATGGCCGAAATTTCAGCGAGTTCGCCCGAGAGCGCAGATATGTCGCCCTCCATCGTCCGAAACGCCACAGCGGCCTTGCTGGCGCAATCCTGGGCCTTCCTGTAGCGGGCTGCGGTCAGGAGTTGGTCACGATACCAGAGCGCTGTCACGGGATCGCTGGTCGGGAACGCTGCGAGAATGTCCATGAGCGCCTGGTGTCCGCCGGCAGCGTCGAGCGTCCCGCAGGTCTCCATGTGGGTGATGACGCTCAGTGCATTTGAAGGCGCACCGGATTCGTGGCAGGCTTTGGCCGATGCAAGGATGAGTTTGTTGGCGGGGTTGAAAAACAGGTCGTCTGGCCATGTGGCAAGGTCGAGCGTGCTCAAGTGCTGAACGATGCAGGAGAGCGCCACACGCTCCGCTGTGTCGTTCCGTGGGATCGCTGGCGGCATCGCAATGATATCGGCTCTTTGTGGGGTGTAGGTTGGCATTGTCTTTTAAAGGCAGCGTTGCGGTTCTGGTTGGGGGGTCGAAGACCCCTTATTATTCTTCTCTTCTCTGGTTACAGATTTGTTACGGTCTGAGCGTAACTTTTCCGTAACGGCATCGTGACCGCGTTTCTTGGCCATTCTTGCGCCTGCAAGCGCCCTGTCTTTAGCGGTTTGGCTGTTGTGTCGATCGAAGTTTGTGAACTCGATTTTGTCGCCTTTTATGCGAATCCATCCGCAAGTTGCCATCGCTTCGTCGAAGACTCCGCAGCCAGTGATTTCGCGGATAACACGCAGCGCCGTAACAGATGTTACGCCGTCAGCGTAACAATTCCGTGACGCCCAAGCCCACACCTTCAGGAGCTTCCCGACCACCGTATCGATGTCCATTTTGGTCTGGTCAGCAATAGCCGCTACCTCGATTTTTTCGTGTAGGTGGTTCTCCACCTTGATCCATTCTCCAGCCATATTATTTCAGCGCCTCCAGTGTGATTTTATCCGCCGGTATTCCGACACCCGACGCACGCCCGAGCGCCGTGCAAAGGTCCTTGTAAAATTCCGAGTTGAGAAAAAGGATCGCGCTGCGTTGGTTGTTTTCTCGGTTGCTCTTATTATCCGCTGTCACATATTCGCGGTCGTTCTTCGCGTCCTTCACCGCTTGCTTGATCATCGCGCAGAGCACTTCGCGGGTGAACATCAGCTCGTTGTCATGAGCTGCTTCGTCATGTGCCAGCCGTCGCAAATCGGACACTGGTAGAGTCGGAGCGACTTGTTTTTGTTCCTGCGTGCCTCCTGGGCGAGTTTGAGCTTGCGCTTGGCTGTCCGGTAGGTCGCATATCGGTTTTTCGATGCGCACATTTTGAACAGGCAAACGGGCGGTATGTTTGAGAGCATGGCTCATTCCTTCGGCTCCTTTTCATACTTGCCGTTTTTCCAAAGCCATAGCTCACTCAGTGCGTTGTCGAGTTCTTTAGCGTCTTCCTTAGCGTTCTTGCGCAGTGACCGGATCACGGCAGTCAGCTCCATGTTGTCGTTGAGTAATTTGTCAACTTCTGCCTGCAATCGCTTGTTTTCTGTAAATAAGTCATTCATTTCCTTTTGGGCTTCCCGTGGTGGGTTTCGATGTATTTGCGCACGCGCTCCGCATCAGCCTCCGCCTGCGGGCGTTCCTCCAGAGCGTAAGTGTGCTGGTAGGGGGGCAGCGGTGTCCCGCGCTCGAGCCGGGGGCCGATCGGGCACTCGTTCGAGCAGATGGTCAGGCGTAGGGTGATTTCAGGGAGCATGGGGGGGGCTTTTACTGAATAACTGGAAATGCCTCGCTTGCACCTTCTTCGCGATAGCGCAAACAACGAACCGTCTTTCCTGCCCGAGCAAAATTCCAAGACTTAATGCATAATGCCATTAAATATGGTTTTTGGAGCTTTGCTTTTGCTTGGGAATTCTTTACTAATCTCTCACGCAAAACATACCATGGATCACCTTCCTGCATCCCAGTTCCTCGCGTGACTTTTTGAACAAACTCATCTGCAAGCTGTAAATTTTTCCTACTAAACAAATAATGGCATGAATCAAGGACAGATGGAGTCAGTAGCCCCTTTTTTGCTGCTTCTGTTGTTTGTAAGGAGTTTCGAGCTTCAGGGTATTTTTCTAAAAGTTCTTTGATTTCTGTATTGCTGTAGCTAGCGGCTTTATCCACTCGCCCAGTCATGTATTTATCAATCATGACTAAGGCGGCAGCTAACCGGCATGCGTTTTGCTCCCCACGAACGCCAAGTGTATCACCAGGGCTTCTGCGCTTCCCGATGTCTTTTGTATCAAAAACATCCGATGGAAGACCTTCGATAACAAATGACTGTATTGATATGCCTGATTGAACAACAGCCGCGAGCCTATGCTGGCCATCTATTAACCTGTTCCCGTTAAGGCAAATTGTGTCTCCATTTACCTTCCATCTTCCTTTAGATATTTCCTTTGCAAGCGTATCGACATGCAAACGACTCATTGCTCGATTGCCTGTATTTTTTTCGTTGAGTATTTTTTTAGCCCACTCTGGGGTAATTGTTTTAAGTTCAGCATTCATATTTTTTCTCGTTTTTTTGGTTGTTAAATTCCGCGTTTTTTGGGATTGCGCGGCCCCCCTTGATCCCCTGCTTATTCAGCGAGGAAATGATTAAAACGGGATCTCGTCGCCGTCTTCTGGTTTGGTCGGCTTGGCTGTGGCCTTCGCGGGTTGCTTGGCTTCGAGCCACCGCTCGATGGTATTGAACCTCGCGTTCGGGTTTGTGCTTCCGGCCTCTTCACCGAGAACCACCCATGCCGACATTCCAACAAAATCCTCGGCCTCGATGGTGACATCTTCGCCTGGCACGACAGCTTGCCCGAGTGCTTGGCGCACTTGGTCAATTTTCCACGCGGCCTTCGCGGTAAAGGTCAGGTGCTCGTTGATCTCTGGCCCGTTCGTGCCGTCTGGCATCTTGACGCGGCAGGTCAATTTGATCATTGAGTTCCCAGCTTGGGATGTCTTCTCGACGCCGTTGGTGATCTCGACTTCGTATTTACCCGGCTCAACGAAGTATGTCTCGCGCGGTTCTGTTTGTGTGTAACTTGGCATATTATTTATTTGGTTTTTGTTTGGCGCAGGGTGGTTATGGGTGCCCCTGCCTTCACCGCGGATTCATCCACCTCCACGCCGGAATCGGCGCAGAATTGGCGAAATTGTTTGGCGCTCATTTTTCCGCCCAAGGCGAGAATGAGCGTGTCTTTCGAGACGTTGGCGCTTGCCTTGGCGATGGCCTCAGCTTCCACGTATTCGCGGCCGGCGCTGGTCGATACCTTCCAGCCGGGGATCTCGTCACCGGCGGCGAGTCGTTCCTTCAGCGCATCGATGAGCGGTTCCGCCATTTCCTTCTCGAAAAACTTGTATCTCTTGGCGAAGTCGCTGAGCTGCTGGGTGTCAGCAAGGATGCGGTCGCGGATGATGGTGAGCGAATCGCCGTTCACCGAATGGACGTCTGCGAGCGCCGCCTTGCTTTGAAAGACAAGCGCCGAACAGGTCTCTTTATTAGCGCACCAGCTGCAATATTCGCACGGGGTCGGGCGAGCCAGCGGGGACGTTGCCGCGCTGATCCATGCCTGAGTCGTGGCCTCTGCCTCCGCGCGGGTGAAGTCGTAGCTGCGCACAAGCTGTTGATCCACATAGACCACATGCGCCGTCCAAGACTCGGCAAAATGATCTTCCATACAGGCTAAACTGTAGGCGGCGAGCTGCTGGCGGTAGTTCCGCACTTGGCCGGTCTTGATGTCTGCCACCCACATGGTGCGCTTGCAGATCGCATCCGCAGTGCCCAGCTTGGAGAGTCCCGGCACTGCCATGGCGAGATATTCCTCCCGGGTCTCGACATGCTCGCCACCGCTCAGGCGCCGAAGGGTTTCGATGCCCCAGTTGGCAGCGGTCAGGTCGTCGCCGGTCAGTTGGTCAATCGGTGCCGTGTCGCCATCCATCGCCAACCGGATCGCCTTGTCGATAGCCGTCCCGCGCTCGGCAGCGGCCGACGAACCGGATGCGCCGACGAAGACCGCACATTCCGCCAGCTTCGGAGCGGATGAAGGGCTTAACTCCTTCATGCCGCCTCCTTGAGTTCGGTAGCCTTGGCAACCAATGCCTCCGGGCGTGCCACGATGTTTGCGCGGAGTTTCTCCGAGACATCGCGCCATGTTTGCCCTGGCTGAATGGATTTGTTTGAGACAAGGAAGGCGTTGACGGCATCCTCGTTGGCTTCAAGCAGCTCGAAGGCACGCACATGCTCCGCACCTACCACGACCACCGCCGGTTCAGCTTTCGCTCTTGGCGTTGCGCTTGTAGCGAATAAATGCGCCACCGAATCCCACTCCATCGGCAACTCTTCAGCCAATCCGCTTCGTGTTTTGGCATCGTAGGCCGCCGAGTGCGTGGTGAGAATGATGCGTTGCTTGCCGCCGGTTCCCTTGGCTTTGCCATTCTCTGACTCAACGACTTTCGTCTTGAACCTGAAAAACCAGAGTTCGTCCGCCCATTCTTTAACGAGCGGCGATGACTGCTTGCTCATCTTCAGCTCATAGCGGTCGTAGGCCGTCATTAAGTCCGGTGGCTCGACGCGCTGGACCTTGCTGTGAGCGAGAAGGACGACATGTTTGCCATTCGCGATTAGCGAATCCAAGGCCGTCAACAATCGGCTCATGCGCTCCGCAACTTGCACCCAGCCCTTGCCATAGCCGAAATCCTCGATGCTCGTCTTCTTGGTGCTGGCGAGCAGGTCTTCCACGCACAGACGCTCTGCCCAATCCGCCGAATCGATGATCACCGTCTGGTAGTCGGTTGTGGCGACTTCTTTGATTGCGCCGGCCAACTCCGCCCAGCTGTTAATCTCGCAGCGATCGGTTGCCAGATGTGCCGTGCCTCCCTCGATGTCGAGGAACAATGGAGCAGGGAATTGCGCGGCAAATGTCGTCTTGCCAACCGATTCCACTCCGTAAATGACCACGCGCTGTGGTCGTGTCTGCTTGCCTTTTGTTATTTTCATTGTTTCGTGTTTGCGGCAGCGAAAACGGCCACTGCCAAAGCCGCCCAACTATGGGATTTGATGCCGTAAGTCTGGCCCGGCTTGGCCTTGCTTCCCTGCGGCCCGACGAGATCGAGCAACGCCTGACGCACATTGGCGTCCTTCGCTCGCATCGTGCCGCAGAGAAAAAGTTTGATGTCCTTGCGGTAGCAAAGAACCGGCTCCACCCGAGCCACCTCCGTAAACCGCCCAATCCAAAGGCATGTCTCGAAGGTCGAAGCCCCGACCGCCATGCCGTAGCTGGCAATCATCTCAATCGCCACAGCGTCATATTCGCGGCCGATGAGCACCTGCCGCATCTCGGCATTCGGAATCCAACCGTGGTCAAGAATCTCGCCCGCACGGTATTGGACAAACGCGCTTTGAGTCGTGCCGGGATCGATGGCGAGAATGGTCTCAGTCCTCATCGTCGAATTCCTCCCACCTGCGTTTGCGCTCTTGGTAGTCCTTGATTTCCTGCCGCATGGAATCGCGCCCAAGGTGGTAAGATGCGAAGCAGCTCCCGAGGGTCAGCACGGCCAGGCAGATAGCAAACGATGCGCTCATAACTCTGCGGCCTCCTCCCGTGTTACCCAGTTGGCGTAACGCTCCCAAAGGTCCGGCCAAGTGGCCTTGATTTTGGCAAGGTTGTCAGGGTCAGCCGCCGCCGCCGCATGAGCCAGCGCCCGCGCAAAGTTCCCACCCCGCTGGTGCATGTTCTCGATGGTCTGGAGGTCTGCAAGGGTCATTCGGAGTCCTCCTCTGGTGGGAACGGAAAGTCCGCCCAGTGTATGACCGGCACGTTGACCGCTCCTCCGCTGCAAAAACGCCAGCCGGTCTCGTCAATAAATCCGGTTTCGACCATGCCGTCGCCATGGTGCATCAGCACCGTCTGGTCAGCGTCTGGCGGAGTAGATGCGTCCACCCATGTCACGGTCGCGCTCATTCCTTAACCTCCACGAGAACGGTTTTGAGTGTTGTCTTTGCCACCGGCTTGACCTCGGCAATCTGTTCAACGATGAGCCATGTGCCTGACCAATCCTCGTCTCGGTCATCCATCGGGATTTCGCTTTGATTCCAGCACGCTTCAAAATCGCGGCGGATACATGCCTCAGCAGCGGCTCGGGTGTCGAAGGGTCCGCGGACTTCCTTCATGCTGCCGTCGAGGGATTCGGTTTCGATAATCCAGAATTTCACTTGGACAGCCTCCAAGTTGCCCAAGCCAGACCGACGAGCGGGGCGACGGTGCCGAGGTAGGTTAAGAAGTAGCCGAGCGAGCGGCAGACGGATTGAGGGTCGTTGATATCAATCATAATTTTGTGGGTGTGACGTGAGTCGCGCTGACTCGGTGTTTGATAAAAAACTTGGTGCGGGCATCGCCGAATCCGGCGGCCTCGATGGTGTCGCGGATTGTTCCAAAGACGTGGCATCGGCCCTCGCAGAGGTAGAGGCGTGCAGTCTTCATTTCGCGGGCCTCCGGTTCGAGGTCGCGCCGATCTGGTCAGACAACCATTGGCGGAAAGGCTTTTCAAAAATCCTCCAGCCGCCACGGTCCGAAAGCGGTTTGCAGGCTGAGAAGGTTCCGCGCCGAATATGGCGAAGGATTGTCTCTGTGTGAGCGCCGATTTCCTCGGCGGCTTGCTTCACTGTGAGCGTGCCTTTCATTTCGCGGCCTCCTTCTTGGCTTCTTTCTTTGCCTGCTGGCGGATGGCTTCAGCCACCAGCCTGCTGATTGGCACTCCACCGTTCGCATCCGCTTTTTTCTTCAGGTAGTCGAAGAGTTCAGCCGGGATGCTCACGCTTGTTTTCATGTATCCGGTTTGCATGGTGCTACCGATATTATTGGTGCTACCGGTAGAGCAATAAAAATCGGTCAATGGGGTGTTCGTCTTATACGACGATTTTAGTTGACATCCGCATGGGGATTAAGTTTGCGGGCGAAAATAAATTTTCGCTAAAATTTGAACAACGATGTTTCTGGTGTTACTGGTAGGATATGAAAGATGGAAAATTCAAAAAGTTAAACATCAGCCTTCCTCCCGATTTGCATGGGTGGATCAAAAAAAAGCAGGCTGATTTCAAGAGAGAAAACCCGCTCGGGAAACTCGAGATCAGCCCAATTGTTGCTCACTGCATAAAGGCAATGAAAGAATCCGAAGAATCTGCGCAAATTTCTTCAAGCAAAGCGTCAAAGGTCTCCCCGGTTGTTGGTGCCACAACGGCCACGCTGTCAGAGAATTTAGACTCTGGGCCATACACAGCCACCAAGAAGCACTCCCGACGGGCTACTTAGGTCAAATCCACGACCTCACCACCCACGCGGATTTCGGGGGGGGGGGGGGGGTAAATCATTGCTTTCAATGGCTTTACCGCTGTTTCTTTGCGCATAGCGTTAAACAGCCCACCACGCCCGCCAATCTGCCCGCCGCGAAGGCACGGCATAAACTCGCTTAACCATTGCGGTCGTGGAGTGTCCAAGTTGGTGCGCCGTCTTGCCGGCATCTTGACAGCGCCCCAGGTGGTAGGTAGCGAACGAATGCCGCAGAGCGTTCTCAGGGAATTGTGACCACGGCAGCTTGCCCGCCTCATGCAGCCGCCTAATGAGCGCCTGCCGCTCTGCATAGATGCGCAGTGAGTCCGGCGGCAGAATCAGCCCCTTCTTTTTTTCGTCCAGAAAGAACGCCGCCCGCTTGGTCAGCGGCTCGGTAAAATCAACGATCCGCTCTGGCAGTCCGGTGGATTGTTTGGAAACCTCGCGCCTCACCTCGATCTCGCCTCGCGCTGCGTCAACATCCTCCCACCGCATCCGCCGCACCTCGATGGACCGAAGGCCCGCAAAGCCTCCGAGGAGGAACCACGCCCGCAATTCATCGCTCATATCCTCGGCCAGAATCGTTACCATTTCCGCCGCTGTCACGAGTGACCGCTTTGCCTCCGCTTTTGGAGCCTTGATCCTCCGCAGCGGATTCCGATCAAGAATCTCCATGTCCACGCACCAAGCAAAGAACCCGCTCGCGTAGCGGTGCCAACCCGCGCGTGTCGTTGGTGATCCTTCGATCCCGTCAAACCACTTCCCCGCCTTCAGCGGTGTCACATTCGCCACCGGCCCCTCAAACTCCTCCAGCAACTTGCCGCAAACCCGCTCGATCTTCGCTCTGTGATCCTTCGACGCCTTCGCCTTCGTCGCAATGTAATCCCTCACCGCCGACCGCATAGAAAGCCCTCCCTGATCCTTCTCCCTCAGTCCCTCCGTCCCTGTCTTTTGCAAAGCCTCCAAAAGAGCAGGCCCCGCCGCCCAAGCCTCCGCCTCCGTCTTAAAAAATCGCCTGATCCGATCCCCCGAAACAACTGCCGGAATCTCCAGTTTCCAAGTGCCGGGTCGAGATGCGTTAGGACTCACAAAATATCGCGCTTTCA